CCCCGCCTCTTCCCGTTTTCTTCATTGCCTGCTGCCTTGAGGTCGAGGTTGAAACCTTGAAACTTTCCATGCCGGAAAGCTTCTTGTTTAAATCTTCAACCTTTTTACGAAGTTCTTCTACGTTGGCCATATTATGAGGGTATGTTTAGATTTGGATTGGAGATCCCGGTTCCGATTGTTCCGTAGTAGGAGGCCGGCGCGGATTGCGGTCCAAACGCCACGTTCGGCTCGACCGAGGCATAGGGGCTGCGACCGTAAAGCTGTTCAAACTGGCGGGTCAACTGCGAGCCAAGCCCGCGCTGGAGGGCATAACCCTGTGGTGATAGCTCGTAGGAACGGCGCAGGGTTTCTAGGCTGCGTTGCGGGCCGTAGGTGCGCTCGGTTTCAAGACCGGAACGAACAGCAGCCATCTGGTCAAGGGCGGACAACTGGCGTTCCAGTTCCCGCTGCTGGGGCATATATTGCATCCGCATCTTGTTTTCCACCGCCGTCATCTCTGGCAGCTTCTGGATGTAGGTATCGACGTTCATGCGGTAAGCTTCCGCATTGGCCTGAGCCACCTCGCGGGGATTCGGAGGAGGAGGAGGTGCCGGGATGGATGGTCCGCCGCCCATTAGTTTAGTGCCTTTCGCATAAAGTTGTAGTAGTCGTACTCCTTGTAAAAGCCGTTACGCTTGAATGTGATCCTCCTGCGCGGACCGAATCTATCCCAAAGGATACTCAGCAGGCACTTTAGAGCCTTGCGACTCAAGGCGTTACTTTTACCATCAATCGAGGTCACGGTCAAGTCCACGAACACACTCTCTCCAGCTTCGTCATGTTCATAAGGATCAGGGGCTTCCACGCCCCTTACGCACCTGGCAATAGCTACCCCGGCCACCTCTTCCCCATCTTTTGCCACACCAACCAAGCCGCGCTCGGCGTGCCAGTTAAACCATTCCCTAAAGGTTGGCCAGGTTGACTCCGGCACGCCGGAGGCCTCAATAAACTCCATAGCCGTCACGAGATGTTCTTCTGCACCTCGATGGTGTCAGGGTTGGCCGCAGCCGTGATCTGGCGGATGGCCATCTTGTTTGCCGCCGATTGGATCTTGATATTCAGCAAACGCCATTTCTGATACGCCCGAAGATCGCTGGCAAGCCTTTTCTTGACCGAGGATGGCAACTGAGCCGGAAGAACAAAGGGCAGGGTTAAGGCGGCACTGGAGATGTTGAGGTTTGGCTGAACGTCAATATCGCCAACGTCAATATCCCGCTGGATGGAGATGGTCGTATCGGTCGAGAATGAGTCGTCAAATACAATCTCAAAGTGGCTGCCATGCTTCTCGGCGAAAGGATCACCAAAGTCCATATCGGCGGTGCGGACATAGGATTCGTAGTCTACCCCAGCATCCTGATAGTCTGCTGTCGTAGCCTGCGCCGGTGTTTTGTAGCCGCTGTACTTCTGGATCTGTCCGGTGGTGGACTTCTTCATCAGCCGAAGCCCCTCGTCTTGGAAATTGGTCAAAGCAAACTGCATTACATTAGGAGTCCAAGTCCCCTCAAATGCCCCCAGAACCGTGTTGTACACAATGATGGTGTCGTTAAAATCGTTTGATGCTGTCGGCACGGCAAGGAAGTAGCGGTTGTCGTAGAAGGCCGCCGTGCAGATCCCGATCTCGGCCACGTTGATTTCCTGAATGACATCCTTGACGACCTCGGACAATGGCAGACCCACCGAGGTAAAGTCGTCCGCCGCAGACCTAACCAGCGAGCGGATGCCGTCGTCGGACAAAAAGAAGATGTCCGAATTGACCTGCACCGCCGACCCTTCCGCCACGCAGCCGGTGTTATTGGAGATAAGCTGGATCACCCAATCCGCTGCGCTGGTCATGTCGGGCGGGATCGTCACCTGGAATATGCGCCGCTTCTTGAAGACAATGATGCGGTTCTCGTAGTAAGGCACGATGGCGGTGATCTCGTCCCCGTCATCTCCATTGACAATGACGGAGTTGGCCGCATCCCAGATCGAGGCATCCAGAATGTCGGAAGCGTAAAGCGTGTTGCGGTTCCCGGCTGATCCCACGCCAAAGAGTCGGTTGCCGGTGTTGATTAAAAGCCTGAGATTAAGCGGAGGCGGACTGACCGTGGCAGTTGCGGTTGCGCCAGAGCCATTTCCAATAATGGTTACGGTCGGTGCGCTGGAATAGCCAGACCCGCCATCCACCACGGTTACTCCCGTTACGGCTCCACCGGCCACTTGCGTAATTAGGGTCGGAAGCGTTCCACCCCAATCCGGCCCGGTAACGATGGCCGTTGCGCTGGTGTAGCCTGTTCCGCCCGTCGAAATTGTGATAGCCCTAACCTTGCCGCCCTGCCTTGTTGCAATGTCGCCGTCGTAGTAATAAAGCGGACCATCCGCATCGGCCAGATACATCTTGTCGTTGAACTGCGCCATGCTGACCTTGGTATCGAAAGTTGTTGAAAATCCGTCAGCCCATTGTTGTGCGTCATTTTCCCATGTGCTGTTGGTGTTGTTCCAAATCTCGTCGGCTGAATGCAAGGTGGCGCTCCCGTTGGAGTTGATGCTGTATAGCCGCCCTTGCGTTACGCTGACAAGATCCTCGTATTGCGCTGTGTCAAAATACCGCATCCCGCCAATCGACCCCTCTTGGCTGGTCGCCGTGGTGTTGAAGTTGGTCAGACCGCGCCGAGTCTCAAGGCTGCCCTTGGGTGACAAGGTCATATTGACCAACTGCTGAACTTGGTTCTCAGCCAAGAGGTCTGATTGCAGGCCGCTGGCCTGACCGCCCGCAAAACTGCGGATGCCGTCAAACGCCAATAGGTCGTCGAGGTTGTCCGAGTAGTAGGGCATTAGGACGCTGTGATTTCTTCGGTGGTAAGATCGCCCAAGCTGGACGGCGTGATCTGCTTGATGCCGCCCACCTGGCTCAGTTCGTAGTTGGCCATGACCGCAAGGTCGGCATTGGCTGTCTGCACGACCGACTGCGCCTTGGCGTACTGCCGCTCGCGCTCCAAGGCATCTGCGTGGGTGAGGGAGAGGATGACCTGATGGACATGGGGCAAGCGAAGCTCGTCATCCAGCGCCTGCGTGGTGGGCGGAAAGTCCACAATGATGTTGGTGCGTGTGAGGCATTTCAGCTTCTCCACAACGCGCAGGCTTACGGTTCCAGTATCCGCCAATCGCGGATACAGATCAAGCTGTGCAACTCCGCTAGTATTCCTGCCAGTAAAGTGATACAACACCGGAGTACCAGTGCGGGTGTCTTCGAGCAGATCGGCGTCCTGGCTGATGATGGTGGCAAGGTCGATGGGTTCAACTTCTGATTGGTCATAGGATACGGAGAGCGGGGTCTCCACGTTGGTCCCAAGGGTAATAGTGCGGTTGGTGCCGACCGAATAGGTGGAACTGGTTACGGTTTCACGCCAAGGGGCAAAGTTCCAGACCCGGCGGTAAGCCAAGCTTGCGGCTTTCTGGAGGAAAGTCAGTGTTTCGGAGTCGGTCTTGCCGACCTTTTCTCCGGCGTATTGGGCGATCTCGGAGAGGGTCACTGGTTAGCCCAGCACCGAAGGCCAGACCGACTTGATCTCCTCCGGGGTGGTTCCGGGTATAGGTGTCTGGGTCACATCCCGCAAAGCCTGTTTCTGGGAGGCGATCTCGGCCTGCTTGGCGGAATCGCCAGCTTCCACGGCCTTCATAAATTCAATGTCGAGTGATGCAAGGAGGGGCTTACGAGCCGCACGCCACTTGTCTTTCCAGATGGCTTTGGCCTTGTCAGGGTTGATGATAATGCTCATTCGGCGTACTCCCAAGCGTTGCGGAAGGTTCTGTCGGAAGGAACTTCGGAGGCATCCACAATCTTGTACGGACGGCCAGCGGGAACGTCCTTGGCGGCTAGTTCCTCGATGGTTCCGTTCCAGTTGGGAGATGGAACAATGACGGCTACGCCGCCTTCGGTGGTTTGGTAGATGATTCGTTTATTCATTATGCAAATACGGAAAGACAAATAAATTCAAGGTCTTCATTTGTACCGTTAGCGCTTTCGCATTTTATTCTCACGCCTGATGTACTCATTGTTTTAATCCCAGCAGACACATTAGTTGAAGCTCGGTCAACCATCGTAAATCCAATTACGGCGCAATAATTTGAGTCAGCAAATGCCACGCTAAAATTTACCTCCTGATCTCCAGCCCCATGATCCGTAACCGAGCTTACATTAAAATCGCTCCTAATTGTCACGTTGGTTCCGCCCGTGGTGCCGGTTGTGCCATCAAAATTCACCCAAGCCTTCGCCGTGCGCTTGGCCACATTATCGGCTTCGGTTGCGCTGGTGGAAAGCTTTGCAAATGTAATTGAACCATCCGCAGGAGTTGAAGAGAAGGTTCCAGTTGTTGCAGATGTAATTCTTCCCTTTGCATCAACAGTTATAAATGGAATTTCCGTTACGCTTCCATAAGTTCCAGCCGTTGCTCCGCTTGTAGCTAGAGTGGCCGTGCCTTGGCTAATTGTAAAATCACCTGCGAGCGTTGTTGACAAATTGGATATTGTGCCAGTTGTTGAGTTAAGAGTTGTTACAGTTCCTTGGCTAAAAACAGCGGAACCAGATGATATATTTGCAGTGCTTGAAGTAAGCGATTGGATCGTTCCGTTGGTGATGTTGGCGGCAGTCGATGTAGTGGTTCCGGCGGTCAGGGTCGGGATGGTTCCGATGGTAATGCTGGCCGTGCTGGAGGTAAGGTTCGGAATCGTTCCGGTCGTGATTGAGGCATTGGTGGAAACAAGCCGAGTGCCGGTGGATGTGCCGTAGGAAATGTTATTGATATTGGCGTTTGTGTAGGTGCTGATCGTAAGCGCATCCTCAAACAACTCGTTGACCGTAACAGCGCGAGGCGCGTCATTTGCGGTCAGATCAGCATCGGCAATCAATAGCTCGTCGGCAGAGCCAACCGAAGTAAGATTGGTCTGGTCGGTGATTAACGCCTGATAGATGTCCGTGCCGTCAATAAGATTGTGCAACCCGGCGGCAGTCACCGTGCCGTTGGTGGCAAATGTCTGGGAGCGATTGAATTTAATTGCCATATTAAGCCGTGAACCTCAGTGCGGTCATGTGCAGGGTTCCGGCGGGAACCGTGCCAGTAGTGCCGGTCGGGTTGGTGATGGAGTAGCGAACCACGTTGTTCGCTATGCAATGAAAGCCGATAATCAAGCCGGAAGATCCGGTAGCAGATCCCAATGAGTTTAAAGTTCCAATAACAATATCGCTATTCTGCGCCCCGGTAAGTGCAACCGTTCCGTTGGTGGTTCCGGCACCGTTGTGGGCGGCAACCGTGGAAAGCGAGAAAGCCGCAGTTCCGTAGGAGGCATTGGTAATGCTAGGACCGGTAGCCCCGATCTCCAGCGTTCCAACCGTAGCCGTGGTTGTGACGGACATCCCGCCTGTGTTTGTAATAGTTCCGATGGTGGCCGTGTTTACGCTAATCGTGCCGAGGGTGTTCGTGCCGGTGGAAGCTGTGATGGTGGAACCAAATGTCACCGCGCCAAGCTGCAGCGGGATGGTGGCCGTGGAAATCGTAGCCGTGCTTGCGGACAAAGTTCCAATCGTGGCGATTCCTGTGGATGCCGTGATATTGGAGCCAAATGTGACTGAGCCAAGCTGGAGCGGTATGGTGGCCGTACTGATGGAGGCGGTGGAGATGGTGGCCGTGCTGATGGTGGCCGTGCCAACGGAAAGAGTACCGATGGTGGCGGTTCCAGTGGATGCGGTTAGGCTGGTTCCGAAGGTGACAGGCCCAAGAAGACTGCTATTGCTTGAAACTGTGAATGATCCGGTGCTTTGTACGGCATCAATTCCAATCGAAAGAGCCGATGATGTATTGTCTCCATCTGTGATAACTTCAACAGCACCAGCCGATGGCAGGCCCCCAAGCCCAAGGGTCTTAAGAAGCTGGGGATAGCTGGTCGAGATATTCTGTGTACCTAAAGTGGGCATTTATCCTCCGTGGGTGAGCCGGGAGCGGATCGCATCCCAAACCACACTGACTATAGCACCTATGGAGCCTGCCACAAGGAGCATCTTGGTTTTAAGATGTTCCAGGGAAGTCACCCTGTTTGACAGGTCGCCAAAGCTGGATAGGGAACGCTCGACCATCCCGATCAGGGTAACTTGGCGTTCTTCCATCCGGGCAAGCCGCTCGGCCATTGACCCAAACTTTTCCCGAAGGTCATGCACCTCATCAAGACTCACGACCCTTGCCCTCCAGATACTTTAACGCCACAGCCAGATGCACCACTGCATCCACAATCTCGTCCCGATCCCGACCCTCCTCCACAATGCGCTTGATCGAGCGGTTGACGGATAGAAGGTGCTTCACCTTCCCGATGTACTTCGTTTCCCTCGCCACCGTGTTGTTCTCCCCGGCAAACCTCAACGCCTCCTTGAAACAAACGTATTCCTTGCGCGTCATCAAGAAACGCAAACTCAAATTGGTCAGCCAGATGGCGATGGTTTTCCACATGGACTACATCCCCTCCGGCACGGGCGGGGCGAGGAACTGGACGGGGGTCATACGGAAAGCACCTCCTCAATCCTTTCCTTCACCTGTTCTTCCGTCAGGTCGGCAAGCTCTGGGCCGTCTTTGTCCCATAAAACGATGCGGGTGGGGTGGCCGAACTCGATCAGCTTTATCTCGCTAGTTTCTGCCTCACGCTGAAGCTGGTAGGAAAACCCAAGCAAAGGATATTCCCTTCCAGCGATGGGATATTCTTTTGAAAGCATTACGGTGTAGATGGATTCAGAGTTCATACGACATGGTAAAATGCCATTACCCTCCAGCTAACGGTTTGGCTGGCCGCCCCCGTCACCTCCACTTGCAAGGCTTCGTTAGTATCGTCCGCAGTAATCGCCACCGACCAAGTGGGCGAGCCTTCGGTTTGGTCTGCGCCAATCGTTTCCACAGAGCCGATGATAGCCGTTCCGTTGGCGTTGTTCCTGCGGATAGCCACCTTGCGCTGACCGGAAAACCATTTGTCCACCGTGTCGGTGCGTCTTGCGACGATATAAAGATTTGCGATGACGGCGGTGTTGGCGGCGATGGTGAAGCGGTTAGTGGCTGTGCCGTCTAGGTTTAGGATTGTGGCTGTGGCGTTGGTGGTAGTGCCTGACCAATAAACGGAACTAAAAACCCTAGTGGCAAAGACTGACCGAAGGCTGTTTGCTACCAGTCTTCCAATAGCTACCCCATTAGTTGCACTTGCGCTTGCAAAAGTTCCTATACATATCGCATCATTTACGCTTGCCCCGCCTGCCTCCCTACCGATGGAAATTGAAAAATCGTTAATTGCTACTGAGCTGTCTCCAACAGCAACAGCAGACTCACCAGCCGCTCGGCAACCATTCCCAACAACAACAGACCTTAATCCTGATGCAACAGAATTTAAGCTTGTTCTTGTGGTTTGAATATCAATAGAATTATTTCCCCTTTTTGCTCCTGCGGAATTAGACGCGTCTGGCTTGGGGCCAACTATAAATGAGCCGGTTCCTTTTGGGGTGATGACAACGCTTGAATTTGTGTCGCTTGAAATATTTCTTATGGCAACATTTTCTTGAATTGCCACAACTGTCCCAGCCGTCATGTCGGTGGTTATATCAAGAGCCGCACCCCCGGATGTAAGCGAAACCTTAAATGTGTCGCCGCTAATATCTCTTACAAAATATGTTCCTGTGGCCGCAATTAAGCCACCTCCCCCAGTAAGAGTTGGGAACATAACCCCTTGGTTGGTTGTAAAATTATGTCCTACTGCGGTAATTACATCTGTGGAAGCAACCGCAGTGCATGCAAATGGGGAGACTGCATCATC